CCGCGTTGAATTGTCACGGCTTCGATGGTGCGCTTTCGATCAAATAATCCCATGGGAGCATTTTCTCAAAATGTCAAGCATCAACCCACTAAAATGTCGATTTCGTTTTCTGGGCGTGTCGCAAAGTGGGTACACAATGCGGCTGCTACGGCAGCGGTCACACTTGTTTGACTCGCACGCCTTCCAATGACCCACCCACCATCGCCGCGCCTTAATTGCACAGCTGAAAGCATTTGTTCTGTAAGTGCCGATTGATTTCGGTGTTTGAGCCGACCGCTGTTAATCGCACCCAAAAGCTCATCACAACTTTGAGGATAATCGCTGTCCATGTCATGGATCGGGATGCCGGCCGGCTGCATACGCGCCGCCACGGCTCCGGTTGTGCGCCTTGAATAAAGCAAATACTCAATTGGATACTTTCGGCAATATGAAGCTGCATCATTGGCAATTGCCCGATCATCGAGCTGGATTGTGTTTTCCCATGTATGCAAAAGCTTGATGATAAAGCTCTCCGATCCGAGCTTTTGGGCGGCCACGAGACTTGCGTGTTTTCGATCCGGTGAAATATCGATGGCCATCCATGTGAGCTTGTCCTCATCAAGATCAATAGATTCATCGCCACAAGCTTGCCACTCTTTGGCACCGATCACGCTGGAAATTGTCTGCACCCATCGATTCAAAACTTCGGTCATGACAACATCGGGAGGATCGTTGAAAACGGCTCGGATGTTATCCGGGTGAATTGTTATGTTGAGTCCGGGATTGGCAAAAGCTGCATTTTCCAATGAAATCTCATCGGTGGGTGCTGACCACTCGAAATAGCCCACATCATCCGACCCACCGGCGGCAGCTGCCAATCCGCGCTCGCGCAATTGGTTCAAAACAATTGAGTGCGAATCACCGGCCGTGGAGAAGCAATTGACCTGTGGATTTTTTGCGGCCATCAAGGTATATCGCATTGAGGCAAATGTCTCCATGTCATGCATTTCGCGAATTTCATCCATGTGCACAGTTTCCGGCTTGCTCAATCCACGAGCTGCCGACCCACCGGCCTTGATAATGAAACGATTGCCTTTGAGCGTTTGAATTTCCTCGGCTCCATGTTGCCAGCGGATGCGCTTGACTTGATTAGCCAAATCCGCATTTTCCTCGATGATCTGCACAATGGCTCTAAATTGCTCCAGCGATGTGACCAATCTGTGAGCTGTGGAAACTTGCAGCGATTCATCCCAATGGAAAAGACCCATCATGATTCTGGCCATCATGTAAGTGCTCTTTCCATTTTGCCTTGCAACGGATGCAACTGTCACCGGATGCCAATAGCGGCCATCGGGCTTTACCTTGAGTGAGTGCTCTGCTAGCCATTTTTGCCACGGCATAAATCCGCCCGGGATGATCTGCTCAGCAAAATCAATCAATTCAAAGCCGCGTGATGGCAAATCATTGAGCGGTGAGTGGATTCGTGGAGCTGTCACCGGCAAAAAAACCGATGTGGGCCGATCTGAGACTATTTCAGCCGATGGTGTATCAATGATGACCTGATCATCACTATTCATGACTTATCGACTCGTTTTGGGGTATAAACAGGCCATGGAGAGTCGGGGGTGTGCTATCCGTTTCAAAAAAACGCCCACCTTTGCTCAAATTGCATTTTTGACATAATTGCCTCAAATTCCATAAATCATCCGTGCCGTTCAATCGCTTTGGAATCACATGATCAATGTGCATTTGACCTTCGGTTTGACCGCATTGTTGGCAGCAACCATCACGCTTCAACACCATTTCGCGCAGCTTACGCCAGCGGCTAGTGCTACCGCCTTTCCAAGCTCTGCTCATCAATGCCACCCATGTTTCTGCCAATGTGCAAAGGCTTTACAGCTCGAGCCATTGTATCTGTGATCAATGTAGCGAAGGCTCCAATCAATCATGCGATAACCATCTAGGTTTCTGTACTTGGTATTACGCATTTGACCTAAGCCAAAGTGATTACCATTTGGATTAATTGCATCAATACGCCAATTAGATTCTTTAGTAATCAATGTGTTAAAGCATTGGAATTCTTTGTAATTAACAATCCTTGAATGTGCATAAAGCTTTAATGTATCAATCGATGTTGTTGCAGCTTTTGTGGCATTAGCCGGTGTTGTGCCAACAACACATAGCACGGCCAATAGCACCAAGCATCGCTTGCGAGCTATCCGCCGAAGCGGCTCGCCCACGAGCATGGAGCGTATCGAACCACGCAAATACATTGCAAGATTGAGCGTGCTGTTGGGCGTTGCGCACAGCCTGTGGATGAAGCCTGTGGATAAGTATCTCATTGGCTTAATTCCTCAATGCGAGCATCATCAACGATCTTGATGCCAAATGTGCCACAGCTCATGCATTGTGCAAACCACTCATGCTCTGTTAGCTCTGCACCTTTCTTGAGACCATGGCGTTGCTTTGGCTTGCCATACAGCTTCGAACAGATTGAACAATCAAACAACAGGATGTGCATGGATGCTCCTTTGTAATGTTTCAATGGGTTGCAGATTGATTTGAGGCACACTCCAATTGTTTTGAGATGCATTTCGATAGCGTGGCTTTTTGGCAATAGCAACCGGAATCCAACCAATGATTTTCATGCGCTGTTGTTGGCCTGTGACAAGCACGGCGATATCGCGGTCATGGCGATCTGACTCCTGAATCCATAGGTTGCCATCCGGGTTCGGTGACCATTTGACTTCGATGTTATTGCCCACATCGGCCTTGCTCTTATCCCATGTGATGCCGGGTTCATAGGAGATTCCCAATGTCCGCGCGACCAGCCATTCAGCTGCCATTGATTCAGCCATTTGAGCCACATATTCAAACCATGACAAGCTGCGCTGAAAGCGCATGGGGTGATCAGCTGATCGATCCGTGCAATGTTGAATGGCTTTGACCATGCACAGGACTTCATCCAAATGCGTAATCATCGGCACTCACCACAGAACCAAATGAGGTTCATAACTGGATCGCTCTTTTGATAGCCAAATTTGTCAAGCTTCTCAATTCTTGAGCATTTGTCGCACTTCTCGACTTTATACTCCTGGACTACTTCGCCATTAAGTAGCAATATGCCAGTCATTGTTTTGATATTAATTACTTCCGCAAAATCGCTCATAACCACACCGGCTTGCATTGCTGATTGCGATCAGTCTCCGGGCAGACATAGCCATCGTACGGCTTGCCAGTCTTGCCAATCCCGGACTTGTGGTTCATGAAACCATGTTTGCATTGTGGCCCGGTTGCAGCTGAGTTTGAAAAGCTTGCAACAATAGCCGATTCCGTTGCTTCCAAGGAATTGACCAAAGCCCAAGGATCAGATGATTCTTTGACAGTCAATTCTTGCTCGGCCATTGGAGGCACAACCGAAAGCTTGTTTTGATAGCTTCTCATTTCCTCCAATGATGGCCGTTCAATTCCATCTGAGAATTTGGAAATACCAGCTGCATGAAGCATCCGGCCAATTGCTGAAGTTTCCGCGTTTTCGATGGGATGCTTATTGGCGTTGCTTCGAATCTCCTCGGCGTATCCTGTGGCAAATGGAGCCAAATCTGTGATCTCGCGATAGCCGTAAGCTTTAACGATGTAACGCGTGCCATCCTGATAAACCAGCTCTGTATCAATGCGGCCGATGCCTAAATAATGATTCCAAAATTTCTCAATGCGCTCTGCCACCGATTCATAGTTTTCAAGAATCATGAATTCACCCGGCTTGATGCGTGTCGGCTAATTGCACGGCCTTTTAAAAAGCCTTCTCGCTCGCCTTGCTTAAATCCGACTGAGTAAGCCATTAAAGCCCACAAAGCCCCGGCGATGACCATAAAGATCACGATTGATAATTCGTTCATTTTGAAGCTCCCGATTCTGGGAGCCGCGTATCAGCTCCCGAAATAGAGAGTGACAGCAATGTATGACAATTTCAAGAATCACGCCTAAATTGCGGCGTGTCTAATCCAAATCTCAAAGGATTTTATGATCGGAATCGATGAGCTTTGTGTATAGATGATCCAAACGCGCCTCGATTCTCGAAATTTGATCTTTGAGACTCGATCCCGAGTTCGGCTGTAGTTCGCTCATAATCGACCGCACAATGACTCTCATTGACGAATAGATGGCTGTCAGTATTGCAATGACAAGACCACCAACAGCCGTCCATTCGCCCACGCTCACTTCTTTACGCCAAAATCGTCTTTAGGATTTGCCCATCGAGCTAATACAGGCACTAGACCTGCAACCAATCCCATTGCCAAATCTTTTGGATTCTGATTGCCAGTCATCCAAACAGCTAGTGCGCCGGCAACGGAGCTGCGCGCCCATGATGCCAACATTGCTTTTGCTTGATCCATTATTTCTCTCCTTTTGGTCGATCCGGCAAATCACCGGAAAACGCGCCATAAGTTGGTCGGCCGTAACCGACTACAAATGACCTTGCTCCCAAATTTCTTGACTTGACCATGACTTCGCCGCCATTGCGTTGATCGCCACCGCCTGATGTATTGCCTTCAATGGTCACAATCTGTTTTTCTGAAACCCGAATTACCAATCCAATGTGATTGATGGTCGTTTTGTCATCGATGATGAAATCAAAGAAAACAAGATCGCCAATCTTTGGCTCGGTGTGCCATCGTTTCATTTTTTTAAAAGCCTCAGCTCCAGCCCGGGTGCTAACAACATTTGGCAAATCAACGCCTGCCATATCGCCGCACCAATTGATGAACGATCCGCACCATGGCAGCTTGTCGGCCTTCATGTGCTTTCCGTACTTTGTCTCATTGTTTCCAGTTTCAGCTGTGCCGATTTCGGCCAACGCAACCTGAATCAAGCGAGGCAATGTGCCTTGTGGAAAATTACTCATCGCGCAATTCGGCCTGTTGTTTATCATAAATTGCTTTTGGCATTGATGTGAATTCGCCATTGCCACGATCGATGATCACATGCTCGGTTATTGCGCCGTCAATGTTTTCAATTTCAATAATTTTAATTTTCATTTTATAGCTCCGCACTAAATCCGATGTAGCCTGTGGCTGTTGATTGGTTATACAAAACATAACTTCGCTGAGTGGTCAATCCCGATGAAGTTAAAGAAACTGATGCGATGTCAGGCGATGGATTATCTAACGCCACGGCTGTGACATTTATTCGACTTGCACCAACATCCAAAACAGCCAAATTGCTAAAATCAACCGATGTTGGTGTTACTCGCATTGTTACCGGACATTTTAGCGGACAAGAGACCGTGGTTGTTGATGATGCTGATGCTAATTGACCAATGGCGGTTGCTGCCGTTCCATTGCTAGTTGTTCGCCAATAATAACGCTGTGCCAAAGCCAATTCGCCTTGAATCGATCCGCTGGCTGTTTGAAATGGTGTTGCTGATGATCCTGCCTCAATCTGCACTCCCCAAATATCAATGGTTTGTGCGGTTGCAGCTGCTAAACGGAAAATCCATTGACCATAAGAATTTGCACCAATGGTCAAACCCGAAACGGAAGGCACAGCATAAGTCACGGAATAGCGCGCCCATGATGTTGTCACACTTGCGGTGCCTACTGAAAATTGATTGGCAGCCGATCCACCGCTCCCATAATCTGTTCGATATAACAATGTCAAAGTTCGGCTTGCATCAGCTTTTGCCCAAAATGAAAGTGTGATTGTTTGACCTGCAAAAGTACGCACATCCTCCAATTTTTCTTGAAATTGTTGATATGTGTTGCTTGTTCCACCCGTTACGGCATAGCGATAAAAATATGGGCTTTCATATCCTGCAACCGGCGCAGCTCCGGGTGTGAAAGCCTGTTGGCTAATTGTGCGTGTTGCACCCGATCCATCGTGTTCGATCTGCCAGCGATCTGCCGTGTAGGACAAAGCCGATGGATTACTAAAACTCGTACCACGCTGCCAAATACCAAAATCACCATTGATAATTTTATTTTTGCCAGCATAAAAATTGTTGGTAAATGCTGGATCATAAGCTGCTTTAACAGCTGACGATGTTGCAGCCAAGCTCGTCGATGTACTAGTTGTCGATGTCGAAAGCTGCACAGCTCCCAAATTTGATGTTGTACCGCTAAGAATTCCGATAGTCACATCACCGGATGTACCTCCACCGGTCAGCGGTGATGTTGCTGTAATTGCTGTTATGTCTCCGACTTCATTTGTGACCCATGCAAAATCCATGTCTGCATTTGTGGCCTTAGCCAAAATCTGTCCGGTTGTACCGCCTTTGAGATCAACAAGCGATGCATCTACGCCATCGCCTAAAGCCTCGATTGCTGTTGCGCCATCCTTGACCAAATCGGTGCTTGTTGGCACCGGCCAGCCAAAATTGGGAGTTGTAGTTGCCATTTATGCCACCGATCCGATCGCGTTTTCCCATGTGAGTATGGGGTTGATTGTATTCCAAGACTCTAAAGCCGACACTTGATTCCATCTAAGTGTCACTTGAGAGAATTCAATTGGTGATGCGTTGATACTGATCGACAAAGCATTGTACGAGGCTCGAAATGTCCAGCCTTCGACATAGCCTTGAAAAACAGTATTGACAATGTTGTTGGGCAAATCTGTAATCTCAAGCGGCAATCCCATGAATATGTTGAGTAGATCATCCCGGTCTGAATCATCGATTTCAGGTGATCCCAATGGAAATTCAATGGAATCAAAAAAGGCTCGGGGATAGGCTTTTAGCTGCAATCGCCGTGCAGCTACAGCTGCGGCTTCGGTTGCATCCTCCAAATTGGTATCAAAGATTTCTGCAAATTTGCCATACTGTGAAATTGATGCCAAATCGCTTTCAACAATTTGTTGATTCTTGTAGTTTAAAGTGATGAAATTTCGCACATCGCCTGATCGGGTAATTGACTTTAAACCAACGCCAATTGATGTGTTTGCTGAAATTGTGGTGTATCCATTGGCTTGCAAATAGTTTTGTCGGTGTAATGCATCGGCATACCCGATGCGCCCGGATGAATCCTCATATAAATAACCAAGTCCGGATTCTGCAATTTGTGAAGCGATTGTGTAGCTTGAAACAGGATCAGCAGCTCTTGCAACCATCTCATATTGTCCAGGCTGATCGATCTGCCCAAGGCCTACATTTTCAGCATTGGCCCATGTTGTTGTTGGATCGTAATCCTGCCATTGCAATGCTGGAGCTACTTCATTCCAATTGTTAAGCAATAAGTCTGAAAGGATTGTGTATATCTGATCGCCGTCATAATCTTTTGCCAAAGCCAATTCCCAGTTTGCCCGAGCCAATCGCGCCAAAGCTCCCAAAGCTGTAATTCGTGCAGCTGTGACATATCCACGCGATCCAGCCGTTTGCACGGAAATCTCTAAATCGGAAATAAAGCCGCCAAACAAATCAACATAAGTGCCGGTCGAATCTTTGATCGAAATCAAAATGTCGGTGCCGATAGTGAATGGGTAATCTGTGTTTTCAAAGTTAATCAATTCAACCGAGCAGAATCCGGCCACAGGTTGTTCATAGATAGATGTGCGGCCTGATGTGATGCTCAAATTGGCAATGGTCGATGAGCTGTAATCAACCTCATTGATCAAAATCTTGTATTCGGGATTCCAAAGGCTCATACCAAAGCTCCTGCGCCTAGAGTTCCGCGATAGCTTGAATTGTTGAGAATTGTGATGATTTGGCGTGCTACGCCTTCCGGATCAAGCGCGCCATTGACTGTGATGTTGATGCTGCCACCGCTGCTACCCAATTGATTGTTTGGAATGATCATGCCGCTACCTGATGGCGTAAATAACTCAGGCCCACGCTCACCGACAAGATATGTGGTGCCGGCATTGACCGGGCCACCGGCAGCTTTACCGCCGCCAAAAATGTTGTCAATAATGTTGCCAAGGCCTTGAACCAAAGGATTGTTTTTGACCAAATTAATAAAGGCTTTGACCTTATCGATTACATCATCAAAAAATCCGACAAGCTTTGAAACGGCTGTGATAACAGCTCCAATTGCTGTGCCTACGACCTCAAATGCCACGCGCAAAACTGTGCCGATTGCTGGCCCCATTGTATCTCTGACAAATGTTGCAACACTTTTGAACAATGAAAACAGCGGTTGCAAATCTGTTTCATTGTCTGAAATTGCTTTGCTGACAATGTTGAAAGCTGTTGAAATACCTTTGATTGCTGGCCCAAAAATATTTGCCCAAAACGGCACTACATAATCAGCCAAATAAGAATATAAAGCCTTGAATGCTGGAATTACAAAATCAGTCAATATGCCTTTGACCGCGTTTAATGGATCTTTAAGATTTGTGCCGATATTTTCTGCCATTTTTGCAAGAGTTGGAATTACCTTATCCACAAAAACTGTGACCATAGGTGTGATGGCATCAAGGATAAATGCACCAACTGTTTCTTTACCTTCATCAAATGCAATCTTAAGTCGATCCATTTTGCCTTGAAATGTCTCAGCTTTGACCGATGCCTGATTTTCGAAAGTATCTGCAAGCTTCTTTGTGATCTCATCCATTGAAAGTGTTTTTAGCGTTGCAGCACTAAGGCCAACGCCTAATTTGCCCAAAGCTGCCGTGTTGCCTTCTTGAGCCTTTGCCAAGGCATTGGATACAGCTTCAAGTGATTTGCCGCTACCAGCTGCAATATCAATGGCCAAGCCTTGCAATCTTTGAGCCTTTTCCACATCGCCTGTGGCACGAGCTAAACGCTCAAGTGATGGCCTTAGATCATCATCGGTTACGCCGAAAGCCAATGATGTTTTGGTGATGTAATCCTCAGTACTTTTGATTTGGGCGTTTGTGGCACCTGTAACATTGCGTAAAGTCAAAGCCAGTCTGTCTTGTGCGGCCGCATCTGCAATGGCCGCTTTGACCCCATCAACGGCTAATTTGCCAGCATAAACGGCTGCGGCAGCTCCAGCTGCGGCAAATGCCAATCCAGCCTTTTTGCTGAAATCGCCAAGCTTTGATCCAAAAGATTGAACTTCTTTGCTGCCTGTGTCTAGGCTTTTTTTCAGCTGATCAATATCGCCAAGGATCGAGAGCTTGAGTGTTCTTGATTGACCAGCCATCACCACTCCTTCAAAATCTTAGAAAACGCTGTTTCCCATTGCGCAATAATGTGAGGCTGTTCAGCTCTTAATGTTGGGTAAATAAAGTAGCCGCGCGATCCGCGACCTTGACGGCCTGACCACACCGGGAATTGTTTAAATTTGTTTGATCCAAATTCATAACCGCCCCAAAGCTGTTGGGTTGTACCGCCGCCGCTAAATTTCTGAGACACAAAGCCAAAGCTGATCTCACCAATCTTTGATGATTTACTGACACGCGATCCATCCGCGATTCGACTAGCTGCATCATTTGGCCGGCTAGATGCCGCGCTTTTGATCTTTGATTGCAGATAAGTAGCCAACCCATTGGAAACGCCTTTGGCCTGTTCAACGGCTGTTTCATCCATAGCTTTGAAAGCTTTGATGATGCCGCGCAAATCACTCTTGTCATAAGTGATTGCCTCAGTTGCCATTTCGCTTCTCCAATATCTCAAACGCCGTTAATACATCCTCAGCTGTAACAAATTCCGATCTAGGCAATCCGGTCGATATTGCCAGCTCCCAAATGAGCCGGTTTAAAGTTCCGGATTGATAGCTTTTGGGCTATCAGTTTCTCCCATGTTGATGTCGGTTACTGTTTCGCACCACACATCAAATGCTTTGACCGGCTTACCGCCGGCTTCGCGCTTCATTGCGTGATACGCCAAAAACATCAGATCGGCAATTCCAAGCTTGTCTTGTACTTGCTGGATCGTGTGTCCGGTCTTTTGTTCCCATTTCATCCATTCCGGTGGGAGCGCGGTATAGGTTGCGCTCTCACCGGCTGCATATTCAATTGTGATGGCTAGTTTCATTTATTTGCTCCCGATTCTCTTTTTAACTAAATGTCTCAGTTGGTGTGCCAACGACTGTCAATGTCCAAGTGTCTGTCAATGCACCCGGAGCTGCACCGCCAGCTGTTGGGAAAATTGGCAATACATTGAAAGTAAATAGCGCGCCTGATGCAGCTGTGAAAGAAACCGCAACTGTTGTATTTGGTGCAGATTCAGCATTTTGCCACATTGACTCAAATAATGATCCAACAGCTCCAGCTGGTGCGCCCCAATCTTGCAAAAGCTCGATTGTGAAAGTCCATTGTGTATCGATCGATTTATAAGCGCGGCCATCTAAAGTTTGATATGTCTCGATGATTGTGTCGCATGAAAGTGTGGCCGATGATGTTTGCGCATCATAGTTTTTTGTGTCCAAGGTAAATGACACATCGCGGCCGGTAATGATTGTTGTTGGCATTTCTTTTCTCCTTTAATTGGTGTAGTAGGTGCTTACTTGTAAATCGGCCGTGAGGTATTTACCTGCACCGACTTCCAATGGCTGTGGTTGATTGACATTGCCGACCTCGTAACCGGCTGGCATTGCGCTGATGATGCTGATCATCAATTGTTCAAGATTGTCCAAAGCTGCGGCATTGTTTGAATATCCAACTACGCCTGTGACTGTGAGATTGACTTTGACTCGTGTTTGAGCCTTTGCAATCAAAACGCTTTCCAAATATGGCGCATCAGGCACCAAGCAAATTGATGGGCTGGTCATTGTCTCCGGGATGCCGTTATAGACATTCGCCGCGATGCCTGAAAGTGCTGTTTTAAGCGGTGTGCGAATTTGAGATTCAATTGTCATTGCGCCATCGTTTCAACATCCAAAAATGGCCCGAGCAATCCAATGACTCGGTTTGTTAAGCTGCGGCCGAGGATAAATGGTGCTGGCTGAAAATTGTCTGACATGATTTGATTGCCGGGAGCTGTGATGCTCTGAAATATCTCAACCGAAACAACCAAAATTGCATTTTCGACCGGGGGAGTAGCTGCATACAGCTGTGCGGCTGATCCACCGGATAGTGTCGCAAATGCCGCCGGAATAAACGGCAATGGATAAGTTCGATCAGCCGCCGCTGTTGCCGCTGTAAATGTGTATGGCTCAATACGATCATCGGTGACTGTATAAGTCGCGTTGTAGGCTCCGGCCCCGGTGACAACAACAGATTGACCCGGCACAAAATAGTTTGGCCGCATTGTGGTGAAATAAATGACGGAATCACTCACATTGGCAAAAGTCACCGATGATTGGTATTGCGTAAGTAAAGGCAAAATCGTTTGTTCAGCCGAATCAATTATTTGATCAAGCTGCGCATCCGAATACAAAGAAACCGAGACACCAAGAATTGACCTCAGCTGTGCGGCTGTGACTATTGCTGGCATCTCGGTTCCTTTCGTGTCAGTAGCGTTCGGGAGCGACCGCTACCGATAGTGATTTATGGGAGGTTGTTAAATTGCGCACCATTTGGCACCTTGGCAGCTAGTGCGCCATAGCCGTAGTAAAGGATGTCAATTGTTCCATCGCTGTTGATGTTTGTGCGTAGCGTAAAGCGTGGGCTTTCGTACCATGTGTATGAATCAGGATTTACAACGACCATTGATGAATCACCACTAGCTGTTGTTGTACCAGCGTTACCAAATGAGCGTGATACATAAAGGTTCAGACCCGGTGAAACTACACCGCGCAATGAATCGCCTCTCACATTTCCAGCCTGATTTGATGGTTGTGCTGCATTGTAAAGTGGTGTGCCATTGTCGTTGTATCCCATGATGTTGCCCCATTGTGTAGGTGAAACAATCAATGAGCGAGCAAATCCAAGTGATGCGCCATAAACATTTGCGGCTGCCTGAGATGTGTATCCCAAGAATCCGGTTGCTGAGTTTGCTGCCTGTGCTGTCACAGTAGTGACGGCCGCTTGCATTGCTGCAAGTGCATACTCATCAGTTTCTTTTGCATAAGCGAACTCAAGATTCTGCAAAAGTGCTGTTAGGTACTCTGGCCGGCTTCGGTCAATGAGTTCTACTGTGGAAATTGCACGGCCTTTGAAAGGCTGAACAGAAACAGAAAGAAACGTTGCTGATAGTGATGATTCTGTAATTGCGTCATTTTCGTTAATTGGCAAAACTGTTGGTACAGCTGTGACGCGAGGCAATTCAAAAGTCATGCCTTCTGCAACCAATGTTTCACGGCTAATGCCGTCAATTGTTCCACGATCAGCATTTGCAAGTGCATTGATGACCTGTGTGCTTTGTGGTGTTGGGATCATGCCCGGTGCTGTTGATGTTGTGTTATCAGCTGCACGAACATATTGACGAGAATCCTCATCATGCAAAATGCTTGCCTTTAGGTAATGCTCAAGGTATGAAACCTTATCTACGATTGGTGAGCGTGGTGCTGTGTAATATGCCGGGCGTGATGCCTGTACAGGTTCGACTGTTGGAGCTGCTACCGGTTCAACGGCAGGAGCGGCTTGTTCGGTAGTGTTTTCCACTTTGTCTCCTTCATTTGGGTTTGTTATTTCTGATACTTCTTGAGTTTCAGAATCTTCTGATGCCGCTACTTCCGAAACGCGTGCAGATCGCACGGCAGGTTCGGTGACGAGTGCAACGCCTACGAGCTGGCCATTTTTAACTTTCATTGTTCCGTCTTTTTGCATTTCATAATCATCAACGGCTAATTCAATCGAAAAGCCATCTCTTAAACCTTCCATTGCTTCGACCAATGCATCGTTGCCAGCTGTTGTGTTTGCAATTTTAAATGTAGCTGTCATTTCTTTGTCATTGACACTCATTGCAATGCTTTTTCCAATTCTGCGAGTAATGTCATGCTCTAAATTTAAAAACACATCTCCAGGCTGAATTGATCCGCGAGCAAAAACAACTTTGCCGGTTGATGCGTTGGCGTGTTCGTTAAATGCAACAATGCGGCCGGTGATTGTTCGTGAATCCGAATCAGCTGCCGTAATTTGCATTGGTGTTGTTAGCTTCATGAGATCATGTCCTCCATTTGTCTGATTTCTTGAGTCGTGATTGCTCCGATGTCGAATAAAATCTTGTAAATCTCTGCACGCTCTTTTTCTGATCCGCGTAAATAAGCCTTCAAATCAAATTCCACACGCTGTGTTGATGGCGTGAAATCCGGCATTGATAAGCGGCTGGATATGCTGTTCATCAGCGGCAATAGTGAAAAATCCAACAAGGTTTGACGCGCCGTCTGGGCGTTTGCATATGTCATGGATGATCCTGTCGGCGCGTCAATAAAGTAAGCCGGAATTCCCACGGCACGAGCCAATTCTGTTGCAATGATTTCGCGTGCAGAATTCAGGCCAATTTGCTCCGGCGTAAAACCAACAGTTGTTAATTCAACATCAGCGTTTAAAAATGCCGTGCCGCGATTTCTACGAGCTGCGCCCCATGCATCCAAAAGTTTTGCAATGCGATCAGCTGGTAATGCTGTGCCGTTTGACTTTAAAACCATCGATGGCACCGGTTCGCGTGCGTACATTGCGGCAGCTCTTTCAAGCTCTGCACCTGCGCGGATTGTGCGACCTGCGCGATTTAATAATCCTTCGTCATTGCCGTAAAACACAACAAGTGATCCAACGCCCGACATTGGCACACGCGATCCATCTACTGTGTAATACTCAATCTGTGTTCCAATAGAATTTAAAAACACACCAACACGATTTGGAGCAACGCGCCACATTTGACGGACTCGGCCTGTGTCGGCAAACAAATCCATAATTTGAAAATATGAAAAACCGGTAAATAGTAAATCCTCAGCTGCCCAACACCACGAAGCCGCACCGGGCACGCGCTTATCAGGATCGTTAATTACAACAGGCTGATCAATAACCATTCCGGTTGTTTTGTCACGAGTGATCATTGGAATAGTGGCAATTGAATTGCAGATCATGTTGCGTGCGCGAGCTACGGCCGGGATGCTCATGGCCTCCTCGCGACTTGCAAGGTAATCGGCTCCACCAAATGGAAAAAATGCATCAAGCGTTGGAGCTGGCCCAATTTGTGCAGCTACATCAGCACCGCGCGAGATCGCGACAGTTTCGATGGTGCGCTTTCGATCGAATAATCCCATGGGAGCATTTTTTCAAAATGTCAAGCATCAACCCACTAAAATATCAATTTCCGTTTCCGGGCGTGTCGCAAAGTGTGTGACCAATGCAGATGCTACGGCGGCACATACGGCCGATTGGCTGGCACGCCGTCCAATGACCCAACCGCCGTCTCCACGCCTCAATTGCACAGCTGAAAGCATTTGCTCGGTTAGCGATGCCTGATTTCGGTGCTTGAGTCTGCCTGAGTTGATTGCGCCCAACAATTCATCACAAGCTTGAGGATAATCGCTGTCCATGTCGTGGATTGGAATTCCGGCCGGTTGCATCCGGGCGGCTACAGCTCCGGAGGTTCGCCGGCTGTAAAGTAAATACTCAATCGGATATTTGCGGCAATAGGCCGCGGCATCATTGGCAATGGCTCGATCATCAAGCTGGATCGAGTTTTCCCATGTATGCAACAGCTTCACGACAAATGACTCCGAACCGAGCTTTTGAGCTGCCACGAGAGCTGCGTGCTTTCGATCCGGTGAAATATCAATCGCCATCCATGTGAGCTTGTCATCATCAAGGTCAATTGATTCATCGCCACACTCTTGCCATTCCTTAGCTCCAACAACGCTTGAGATTGTCTGAACCCAACGATTTAAAACCTCAGTCATAACGACATCAGGAGGATCATTGAAAACGGCTCTGATATTGTCGGGATGGATTGTTATGTTTAATCCGGGATTTGCAAAAGCTGCATTTTCAAGCGTTATTTCATCAGTCGGTGCAGACCACTCAAAATATCCCACATCATCGGCTGCGCCACTAGCTGCGGCCAATCCACGCTCTCTCAGCTGATTTAAAACAATTGAGTGTGAATCACCGGCCGAGCTGAAACAATTGACCTGTGGATTCTTAGCCGCCATTAAGGTATAGCGCATCGCGGCAAATGTCTCCATATCGTGCAGCTCTCGAATTTCATCCATGTGGATGGTTTCCGGCTTTGATAATCCACGAGCTGCCGATCCTCCAGCTTTGATGATGAAACGATTGCCTTTTATGGTTTGAATCTCCTCGGCACCATGTTGCCAGCGGATGCGCTTCACCTGATTGGCCAAATCTGCATTTTCCTCAATGATCTGCACAATGGCTCGAAATTGCTCCAGCGATGTGACCAATCGGTGAGCTGTGGAAACCTGCAACGATTCATCCCAATGAAACAAGCCCATCATGATCCGCGCCATCATGTAGGTCGATTTTCCATTTTGCCTTGCAACAGTCGCAACTGTTACTGGATGGTAATAACGGCCATCGGGTTTAACCTTCAAACTATGCTCGGCCAACCATTTTTGCCACGGCATAAAGCCATTTGGGAGAATCTGAGCGGCAAAATCAATCAATTCAAAGCCGCGTGAAGGCAAATCATTAAGCGGTGAGTGGATTCGTGGAGCTGTTACCGGCAAAAAAACCGATTTCAGCCGATTTGAGCCTGTTTCAGCCTGTTCTCCACCAATGATGACTAGATCATCCTTAATCATGACTTATCGACTCGTTTTGGGGTATAAACAGCCCAT